AATTATTCTTATCAATATGTTTCTGATGCTGATAAAACTCTTTAGGCTCAATAGAAATTAAATGAAGCACAGAATGATTTATATAATTTTGATAAATAGGCTTATAAAGCTAATTTAGATGAAATGCTTGCTATGTGGCAAGAATTTCAAGAAAAATATAGATAGATCGTATTAGATACTTCTTTAACAGAAGAGTAGAGAGTTAAAGATTTAGCTTTATTAAGAGAAGAATATGGAGAACATATTAATGCTCTTGCAGAAAAAAATTTAACTATAAGACAAAATCTTTTAAATTCTGCTTTTGGTAGTCTTAATAGTTTATATCAATGGGATATAACTAATTATCAACAAATGTCTGATGAAAAGAAAGCTATTTTAATGGAAGAAGTAGCTAATTATCAGAAAATGTCTGATGAAGAGAAAAAGATTTTTATGGAAGAATTGGTTCCTATGTGGACTAGCGGTATACAAAAAATGACTGATAAAGTTGCCGCTTAGGGTGGTTTTATTCCAATGTGCAAATAGGCTTTTGAAGACATTCATAAAGCTACATAGGACTATAAAAAATAGTTAGATGATATGGCTCATACTGCAGGGATTGATTTAACAGATGTTAGATCTGGAGTCGATGAATTATCCATGTCTTTTTAGAATCTTATTATGGATAATGATGAATTAATAAATCATATGTTCCAAGAAATTAGCGCGATTCAAGAATTAAGAATGGAAGCTTAGATGCTAGTAGCACAATATCAAAATGTTTATTAGTCTGCATTGCAAGCGGCGTCTGCAATTCATGAGTTTATTCAGGCTCAACGGGCGCAAGCTGCTGCACAAGCCGAAATGATGGAAGCAATGCAACAACAAGCGGCCGCTGCGGCTGCACCGGCTCCAGCATCATCTTCTTCTGGCGGAGGCGGGAAAAATAAGAATAAAGGCGATCTTTGGGTTAAAAATGCTGATTCTATAACTCTTGAAGATGGAACTTAGGTTATAACAGAACCTAATAAATGGTATAATTTAAGCACTGGTTAGCAAGAAAAACCTCCAAAAAATAAAAAGAAAAATAAGAAAAATAAGAGTTCTAAATTCGATACTGGTGGATATACTGGAGATTGGCATTCTTCTGAAGGCAAATTCGCTGTGCTTCATGAAAAAGAATTAGTATTAAATCAATCAGATACTAAAAATCTTTTAAATTCTGTTTCAATTTTAAGAGATCTTACTAATAATGCTCAAATTAATATAGCTTCTAAGTTAGGAGATTTAGGATCATTTGGTAATTCTATTTTTGAAAATAAAGATACAATAGAACAAAATGTACAAATTTCTGCAACATTCCCAAATGTTAATAGTAAACAATAGATTGAGGATGCATTTAATGATTTAATTAATCTCGCCGCACAGCGCGCAATGAGAAATAGATAAATATAAATAAAAAGAGAGAAGTATTGATTTACTTCTCTCTTTTGTTAAGGAGAAAAAATGGATAGGAATGAAAAAAAGATGATTGAATATAAATGGAAAACTGGAACATATGGATTAAATGATATGATTAAATTAGTAAAAAAAGGAATTTTAAATTAGGCAGAATTTTTTTATATTACAAGATATAATTTTCAGGGAGTAAATAATAAGCAAGGTTAAATTAGATTTGAAAATTTAAAAATTTTATGTTATTATATAATAAGGAAATACAAGGAGGATTCATTGATGAGCGTAAGTGAAAAAGTCCTTGATGCTATTGAATTATTAGCTGCAAATTCAGTTGAAAAAGCTGGATATGATAGAACAATTCAAGCTCAGATTTTATCATGTTAGGATGCTACTATTGGAAAATATAGATGTCGATATCAAGATGCTATATTTTATGCGTATTCTAATTCAACGGATATTAGTTATTCTGCTCGTTCTTATGTTTATATATTAATTCCAGGAAATGATATGAGTAGATAGAAAACCATTCTTGGTACTACTAAAAAATTAGGAATTAATTATATATCTGCTGCATAGGGGAAATAGGCTTATAATATTATAGGTTCTAATGGGATTATATCTAGTGATATTTATTATTTAAATACAAATTTAAATAGTTATTCATATATTATATATGATAGTGATAGAGATCAAAATACAGTTAATATAGATGTAGATTCATTAGAAAGATATATAAAATAGTCTTCATCTTTAATTGCGGGAGCCACGTTTAAAACAAATATTCCATCAAATCATCAATCAAATGGTCATTATGGAATTACTTTTTATTTAGAGTTTATAGATAACACTTCCTCAAATAAAAATGTTATTCGATCATATACTATTGATTAGGATAATATGGTAGATAATCCTTATAGATTGATTTATCCAACAGAGCAATACCAAATATTTGATATTGATGGAGCGAATTTTGTTAAATTAAAATCAATTTAGATTTTTTGTGAATAGTTTCCAGAATCCGAAGGAACAAGTGAATAGTTATTAACTCTTGGAGATATTTAGATTTCTGAATTAGAAATTTTTGGAGCAAATAGATTAACTGAAGAATAGTTGAATGGTGTTGCTATAACATTTTTTACTCCACAGGGAAATTTTTTCCCGCAAGGAAGCCTGTCAAATGCTTATAGGGATATAATTGCTCAAGTTAGAGTTAAGGGTAAATTAGTATCAAATGATCAAAATCTTTCATTTTATTGGGGAAGTGAAAATGTTGGTATTTTATCTAGTAGTGAAAATTATAATAAATATTTAGGACGTGGTTGGAAATGTTTAAATGATAAAAATATTGTAGCACCAGCAACTATAACAACAGACCCTGTAATTGAATGGACACCTGGTACTGATACATATAGATTAAAAATTAATGAAGCAACCGCAAAAAATAATAGGTTTAAAGTTGCAGTTGTTTATGATGAAAACATTATTACTAGAGAGATAAATATTCAAAATTTAGCAAAAAATATTACTTCTTTATCTATCGTTTCTAATAGTGGAGTTAAATTTTATCATGATATTGGACATCCTATTTTAACTTGTTTAGTAAATGGACAAGAAAAATTAAATTATACCTATGCATGGGCAAAAGAAGATAATACAGGCAATTTTATTCAATTACAAACAACAACAACAGAAAATGATGCATATAATCAAGCTATCGCGGATTTCTCTGAATTACAATAGGCTATTGAAAATGGGACGAAATTTCAAAATGAAGAAAGTGAAGAACTAGCAAGATTAACTTCTTTAATTAATAGTTTTAATTTTATTACTAGAGTAGAAAAAAATAAACTTTATGATGTACAAATTAGAGATATTACGAAATTTGCTAATTTTAAATGTTCTGTATATAATGAAAGAAATGTTTATTTAGGAACCGCTTCTATTACTTTAATCAATTCTTTACAAACTGAAGATTTATATTCATTAGTAATTAATAATGGGACTGTTGGCTTTAAATATAATGAAAATGGTGTTGCCCCAAATAATAAAAGTTTAGATATGCCACAAATTATTGAAAGTTTATCTTTTACTATTTATGATAATTTAGGTAATGCTATAGATAATGATATAATAACAAGATCAACAGATTGTAAAATTCGATGGACTTTTCCATTAAAAAATACTTTATTAGTAGATAGCGAAAATAATGGGGATCCAGGAGTAGGATCAACAGAAGAATATTCATATTTTGACAATATACCTACATTAATGTATAATATTGCTACTAGATATGATGTGAAAAAACAAAACAATGAAATAAAATTAAATGTCAAATTTAAAGGATATAATTTAACTGCGGTTACTAATTTTACTTTTACTAAGGATGGAGACCCCGGAACAAATGGTACAGAGTTTATTTTAAAAATTGTTCCTAGAACAAAAATGTCAGATCCGCCTTTATACCCCATGATTACAAAAGTTAATGATGGCGGATATTATTTAAATTATGGATTAGATTCAACTGCATCTGAAACAGAGATTAGTGCAGACAGTGAATATAGATTATTTAATGTTGAACTATATCAAAATGGAGATTTAGTTTGGAATAATACTGGAATAAATATTTAGAACGCTCAAGTAACAGTCTCATGGAGTATTTTAGCAAATAAATATAATCAAGATTATTCTGATAGCTCTGCTTTTGTAATTTCTAATGCTACAAATGGTGGAATAAAATATATAGAGGATCATTTAGAAACTGATTTTTCAACACCATTAGCTAATATTATAAAATGTAGTGTAGTATATAATGGGAAAACTTATTATGCAACAATGCCTATTATTACTGCATGGGTATATAATAATGATTATAGAGTATATTTAAAAGAATATACTGGTTTTAGATATGTTGTTTATACTTCAGATGGGGTTTTACCTTCATATGATAATACTCATCCTTTTGAATTTATTTGTAAAGAAAAAATTAATGATTTTGAAGAAAATATTTCTTTGCTTGATAAAGGGACACATCGAATTCGTTATAATGCTTCGGTAATTGGAACTGTTAAATCAACATTTAATGGTGCTACTAGTAATAGTAATAATTTAACAATATTAACCGGCGCAAGTGCTAGAAAAGGATTAACTAAAAATCAATTTCCTGTAAGACCTTCTGTTAGATATAATGGTGAATGTGTAAATAATGCTTTACTTTGTGAATTCAAAAGAGAACAAGATAATATTGTCATAGGGAAAATTAATGTTCCTATTCATCTTTTATTAAATAAATTTGGATTAGACAATATTAATATTTGGGATGGCAATAGTATTCAAATTAATGCTGATGGCGGATATATATTATCTCCTCAAATGGGCGCAGGTACTAAAGATAATAATAATAGATTTACTGGTGTCTTAATGGGATAGGTTAAAATACCAGGGAAACAAGACTCTGATAAAGGATTACTAGGCTATCATCAGGGTGAAAGATCTTTCTTTTTAAGTAGTACAAATGGTTCTGGAATTTTTGGTAAGGCGGGTAAAGGACAAATTATTGTAGATCCAACTCAAAACCAAGCATTGTTATATAGTGGAAATTTTTGGACAACTTATGATACTTCAACTGGATTACCAGCTTCATATAATGCTTCCAATTATAAAGGGGAAGGATTATTAATTGATCTAACAACTCCACAAATTATTTTTGGTAATGGAAATTTTAAAGTTGATTCAAATGGGCATTTAACCGCAAAGGGCGGTGGCACAATAGCTAAATGGAAAATTTCGGATGATCATTTAACTAGTGATACTAATAGTATTACTTTACATTCAAATGGAACATTATATTCTGGAACTCATTCTACTTTAGCAAGTACTGATAATGGTTTTTATATAGGTTCAGATGGACTATCAATTGGAAGCAAATTTAAAATAACAGCAGATGGAAGTGGAACTTTATATTCTGAAAGCCATTCTAGCTTAACAAGTACTAATAGAGGTTTCTATATAAGTTCAGATGGGTTATCAATTGGTAGTAAATTTAAAGTAACTTCAGAAGGAATATTAGAACTTGGAAATGGAGCAACGGCTAGTAATTCAAAACACTGGGTCATCAATGGAGATGCATCAAGATCTTATATTTCTTATGGGGATAGTTCGTATGATAAATATTTTATTGCTGCGAACGCTAGTACAACTAATAAAAATCAAGTTTATATAGGTACTGATGGAATTTCATTAGGAAGAAGATTTTCGGTCAATGCCGCAGGAGAATTAATTTGTTCTGGTGCAACCGTTTCAGGAACCATATCTTCTACTGGGGGTACTTTTACAAATATTACCGCTTCTGGTGGTACTTTTAGTAATATTACTGCATCTGGTGGAACATTTAAAAATATTACTGCTTCTGGAGGCAGCTTTAGTGGAATTACTGCATCTGGTGGAACATTTAGTGGAATTACTGCATCTGGTGGAACATTTAATAATATTACTGCTTCTGGGAACATATCTTCTACTGGTGGTACTTTTACAAATATTAGCGCATCTGGTGGTACTTTTACAAACATTAGTGCATCTGGAGGAACATTTAGTAATATTAGCGCATCTGGCGGGACATTTAGTAATATAGATGCTTCTGGAGCTACTATTAATTATTTATATTATGGAGGCAGCTATGTTTCTTGGCAAACTGTTAATGTTTTAACTGGAATTACAACAGAAAAAGTTTCAATTAATAATACTAATGTAGTACAAAAGTTACATCGGACTTATAGTTCAATAACTTTTCTATGCCCTTCTTATAGCTCTTGGGGAGAAGACGATTATTCTTAATATATAGGAGAAAAATATATGGATAAAGATTTCAATTTAATGTGCGATGATTTAAAAATAAAATTGACAAATCTTATAAATGAAAGTGAATTGCCTATAGCAGCTACTTATTATATTTTAAAAGATCTTTTTCATAATGTAGAAAATTTTTACATTGGATATCTTAACGAAAAAAGAATAAAATAGACAGTTGAACAACAAAAAAAAGATGAAGAAGATGATGATGAAAATTAAAAATATTTTTTAAAAAATAAAGGCTAATTATAATATTTATAATTAGCCTTTATTTTTATTTTAAAGTCCAGAATCTTTTAGCAATCCAGCCTTTTTCATTTTTATATTCCTTTAAAGAATGTTTATATTTTCCACTTTTAATAAATTTACTGCCTGCATCATATACAATAATATCATCAACAGTGATCTATCCAACAATCACAACATGATGCCATCCTTTCCAGGTTGCGGGATTATTTTTATCAATCTAATTAGTAAAGAAATGAATAATATCTCCAACTTGTAAGTCTTTTTTACGTTTAATTGTTTCACCGCCAATTTTAACATATGTTAAACAACTTTTAATTTTCCCTTTAGGTAACAATCCTGCTTTATATAAGAAACTATTTATACCAAAGTTGCAACATGTTGTTTTATCTTTTTCTTTACATAATTTATCAATGCGGCCAGAGTTACATTTTCCCCTAGCCCCATTTATGTAGAATGGATTGCCGCCGCCCCATCTGTAATATGAAATTCCATTATTATAATCAAATCCATAAATTGACATTAGCCCCCAGACATATTCACTTACCTATTGAAATTCTTCAATAGTAGTAACATGAGCATTTCCATCTGCATATTTTTTAAAAACGCCACCAAGCGACTTGATATATTTTTTATATCCACCAAACTATTTTAATTTTTTTTCATAATTACGATTATTAAAATCATTTTTATGAGTTTCAATAATTTCTTTGGTTTCTTTAGAAAATTGTTTCATCTTTTTTATCACTCCCAATTAATCTAATTGTCAAATTTTTCCCAATAGGCATCAAATATACAAATAGCATCTGCCTAATCATCATTTACTTTTATATTATATTTATCCTATACATATTTAATGTCTTGCATTTTAAGCGGGTCTCTTTTTATACCTGGTCCTTGTTTTATTTTAAGTGCCGCCCGCCACGTTACAGTATTTATATATTCCTACTCAATAGAAGGATTAGCTTCATGCGCAGCGATGATGATTGCACCTTGTAACCACATTAATATTTTATTAGTATGTGAATTATATTCTGGTCTAACCTACTATATAATAATTTTATCTATTTTATTTTCTTTAATTAGTTTAGATATCTATTCCCGCATTTTTATTATTCTTTTAACTGTATCTTTTGATACGGCAGTTATGCAACCATGTTTTTTAAGTTTACCATTCTATCCTATTGCATATCCAGTTGAATGAGTTGAAGCATCTATTGATAATATTTTCATAATTTTCATCTCCTTTTCGAGGCCATTATAACAAAAATTTTTAAAAATATCAAGTCAAATTATTGGTCAAGGATTTATAATTTATTACAATAAATTTTGAAATATAGAGTAAGGATAATTTAATATTATTCTCATATACGCGTATAAGTTAGTTATTAAAGACGTCTCTCGGAGGTAGTAATTTTATGGCAAATTACAATAATCCAAATATTGGTACATTGCAACAGCCTAATATAATGGGCCAACAGTCGCAAATGCCAATACAATTCCCATATGGGAACAATAACATGTTATTGAGTAACACGAATCCATATAATGCTTATATGGGTAGACCAATTGATTCTCAAAATTTGTTATCTAATAATCAATTTTTAAAATGCAGACCAGTTTCTTCAAAAGAAGAAGCTAGAGCTTTTCAAATTGATTTAGATGGTTCCCTTTGGGTGTTTACTGATTTAGGGAATGGGAAAATTTATACCAAACAAGTAAATAATGATGGAACAGCAACATTTAGAACTTATGCTTTTGTTGAAGATGAAAATCCCTATGGCTCTAATTAGTATGTGACTAAAGAAGAGTTTAATAAGGTGATTCAAGCGTTAATGGCGGCGATGCCGAATAATAACACGCAGGGATCAACTCCCGCGTCCGCATAGTCTGCTAATACCGCATCAACAGAAAAAGCTGCAATGATGAAATTCTAAGGAGTCTAATATAATGAATGTTAATCTAATGCAATTAATTCAATTAATTAAAAGTGGAAAAAATCCTCAACAACTTGTTATGGGAATTTTACAACAGCAAAGTCAAAATAATCCCATCCTTAATAATGCGATGAATTTAGCAAATAATGGCAACGTTTCGGGGCTTGAAATGTTAGCTCGTAACCTCGCCGCGCAAAGAGGAATTGATTTTGATAAAGAAATAGCAAATTTGAAAAATCAATTAATGTAATTATGTAACTTTATATCTTCAATTAACTTTGGAAAGTAAGAGAGGTAAATATAATGTTCAATAATAATAATGGATACACTTTATCAGACATCGCTGCAGCAACTGGGAATGGCAATAATAACAATGGTGGATTTGGTTTTAATGGTGAAGGCGGTTGGCTTTTCATCTTATTCATTTTACTTCTGGCCGGTGGTTGGAATAATAATGGATGGGGCGGTAATGGCAATGGCGGAGGCGGAACAACATTTATTGCGAATGATGTTCAGAGAGGCTTCGATCAGGCGACATTAACAACAGGTATTAATAGTATTTCCGCTAATTTATGTAATGGCTTTTCCAATGTTCAGCAGTCTCTTTGCAATGGTTTTGCAGGAGTAAACGGAACTGTTACTAATGGATTCGCTCAGGCCGAGATTGCAAATAACGCTAGACAGATGGCGGATATGCAACAGAACTTTAATATTCAGTCTGCTCTTCAGCAATGCTGCTGTGATAATAGGGCGGCAACTGCTGATTTAAAATATACGGTAGCTACTGAGGCTTGCGCTGATAGATCCGCAATTTCGGATGCTCTGAAAGATGTTATTGCTTCTAATACAGCTAATACACAAGCTATTCTTGATAAGTTATGTCAGCAAGAAATTGATGCGCTTAAAGCTCAGAATCAACAGCTTCAGATGCAGAGTTATCTTTCTAGCCTTGCGGCTTCTCAGAATGCTCAGACTGGTCAGATCTTAAATGATAATGCTGCTCAAACGACTGCATTACTTAGAGTATTAAATCCTGCACCAGTTCCGGCATATGTTGTTCCTAATCCTGTTGGATGCAACTGTGGATGGAATAATGGTTGCGGCAATGGATGCAATGGAAACGGATTCTATAACTAATAGGGAGGTTGCGTATGGCTAGTTATGTAACAACTACTGATAATTTAGTAGCTTTAAATGGTACAATTCCTTTTAATAGTGTTTCTATTTCATGCAACAAGGGGAACGTAGTTCCTCTTGTTCCTGGAATTCTTAACTTAAATGGCAATACCTCTAATCGTTTTGCAAGATATGAAGTCATTCTTCAAGGAAATATTCAAATTCCTACAAGAGGCGAGGTTACTCCAATTGCATTAGGTATTACGCTTAATGGTGTAGTCATACCTTAGAGTGTTGCAATCGTGACACCGGCCGCCGCAGAAGAATATTGGCATGTGTATACTTCAGCTGTTGTAACGGTTCCTTGCGGATGCTGCTTAACTGTATCTGGTGCGTATGTAGATGGAACAGAAGATGATCCTGCTACAACGCCGACTCCGTCTATTCAAGTAAGACGTGAAGCTTCATTAACAGTAAAAAGAATTGCATAAGGAGGATAAGTTATGGCAACAGAAGCATTAAAAGCAATGAAAGAACAACTGATGAGTTGCGTTCAGGGGCAGCTTGGAGATATTTCAAAAGTAGATGCTCATGAATTAGGCGAAGCGGTTGATATGATTAAAGATTTAGCGGAAGCTATTTATTATTGTACAATCACTGATTCGATGTAGAAGAGTGAAGAAACTAAGCATCAAGGCGAGACAAATATTAATTATTACACAACTCCTTACTATAATAAGATGGCTTACCCTGATTGGACGAGGGATGCTGAAAGAACTGGCGGCTATATGTATTACCCTGGTGGGGGCGGAAATGGCACTGGAGGTAATATGGGCGGCAATACTGGCGGAAATGGGGGCATTAATTATTATACAGAAATACCGAGAGATATGATGCGTGATCCGCGGTAGGGTAGAAGCCCAATGCGCCGCCGCATGTATATGGAAGGTAAGGAAATGCATAAAGATACTAATTCTCAATTAAAAGAATTAGAGGCTTACTTACAAGAATTATCTAGTGATATTACTGAAATGATTAAAGATGCGTCTCCAGAAGAAAGGGCAACGTTACATCAGAAGATGACAACGTTGGCTAATAAGATTGTTTAAAACTGAATAATATTATGTTTCTAATCAACAACGTTTATTGGAAACTGGCTTTTGTCTCTCCAGATTTTCCTCTCTTGCGGAGGATGTCTGGAGAGTACTCCATAGGTGCTTGTGATAATTTGACTAGAACTATTTATATAAATGAGACGCTATATGGTAGTTTATTAAAGAAGGTGCTTTGTCACGAAATCACCCACGCCGCAATGTTTTCTTATAATGTTGATCTTTCTATTGAACAAGAAGAATTAGTTGCGGATTTGATTTCTACCTATGGAGATTAGATTATTTATATTACAAATAAAATTTTTACTAAATTAGGTAATATATAATTAAATATGAAAAATTTAGAGAAGAATTTTATCTCTTTTTATAAAATAAATTTTATGATAAATAAAATTAAAATGGTGAGAAAAGGAGTGTTTAATGAGCATATATGAATTATATAAAAGCATAATTTTTAATGGAAATTATGTTGTTTCAGATATGGAATAGAGGATTGAAACTGTTTATGCATCAGGAAAAATTACTGCGGAAGAAAGAGCTGAGCTTTTAAATTTAACTGGTGAAAATGCAAAAGAAAGTGTTCAAATTGATGTAATGGCCAAACTTGCAGAATTTGAAGCTCGAATTACAAAACTTGAAGCAAAAGGAATTGTAATTTGGACTTCTGGACATATTACTGCAAAAGGAGAAACTGTTCTTTATGATGCTGATAAGGATGGAAAACTTGAATATTGTAGATATGATGGCGGAAGGTCTTCTACTACACTTAGTCCCGGAAAAATTGATGGATGGGTTGTACTTAATGCAGAGGGCGGCCAGGTAATTGGAACACTTTAGAGAAATGAAGAAGGAAAAATTATTATTGTTCTTATTAATGCTCCTGAAGGAGAAGAAGAATGATAATATTTAACAATGTAATAAAAATGCGGTTAATTAAATAAATATTCAAAAATAGTATAGTAAATTTTATAAAAGAGATATATTAATTAATTACCACATTTTTTTTAATAATTTTGAGAGGACAGACAAATATTTATGGATAAATTAACTTCTATAAGAATTAAACGTGATGATGGAACGTATTCTGATAAAATATTTATTAGTGCTCTTTCAGAAAATATTATATGGGATAATAGTCATACCTTAGTAGACGTTCTTGGTAACATTGATATATAGACTGGTACTGTTCAAGAACAGATTGATAAACTTTTCCAAGAGAAAATTAATTATAAACAATTAGTTGATTATGTTCACAAAAAAATTGGAGATGATATAAGTACTTGGTTAGAAAATAATCTCCATGCTATATAGGGATCTGTATTAATTGATGGCACATTAACTCAATCTCAACAAGCTGCTGACGCAGCTGCTACTGGTAATCAACTTCGTACATTAGATTCTCAAGTTCAAACTCTTGCTGGAGATATGTAGAGTGCTAAAGATCAATTAAAAACTGTTTCTTTTTCTCTTGATAATTATGTAGATGATGGATATGTTGAAAATGGAGTCGCATATTTTGTTCATAATGGAGAAGTTTTATTTGAAATTACTGGTATTGGCGGCGGTGGAGGTGGCGGAGGCGGAAGCTCCGTTAACAATGCTACTATAACTGTTACTAATAACACAGGATGGCTATCTACAACAATATCGTCTGGAAATACTTGCCCAATATCTTTAAATTGGACTTCTATTGAAGATAATTTGCCTACAGGAGATGGAACCCTTCAAATTTCAGTAAATGGGGCGATTAAATCTACTCAGGGCATACAACAAGGTAATGTAAATATAGATTTAGGTAATTATGTATCTGCTGGATCTAATATCGTAAAAGTTAAAATTTCAGATATATATGGTAACGCTAGAACTATTAATTTTAATATTACAGTTGTAGCCTTATCTATTAGTTCTACTTTTGATACAACAACTGCTTATGATAGTGCTATTTCATTCCCATATACTCCTGTTGGCGGTAATAACCTTTCAAAAACAGTCTATTTTATTTTAGATGATCATCAAATAGGAACTCAATAGACTACTTTGTCTGGGAGACAACTTACTTATATTATTCCAAAACAGTCTCATGGGAGTCATTCATTAAGGGTGTATTTTGAATCAGAAATTAATGGTGAGATAGTTACATCTAATGAATTGTATTATGAATTTATTTTTATTGATGAGAGTAGCCAAAATACAATTATTGCAAGTTCGTTTAATAAAACAACTGCAAATCAATATGATGCAATAGCGATTCCTTTTAGAGTGTATACTCCACAATCTAGCACAACAGCAATTGCAATTTATTTAAATGGAAATATTGTTTCTCAACAAACGGTGGATAGAACATAGCATAGTTACACTTTCCGCGCTAGCGATGCAGGAACCAATGTTATTAGAATTGTGGCAGCAAACACTTATAAAGAATTTACTATTGAAGTAGAAGAAACAGATGTTTAGATTTAGGCTGTAACAGATGATCTTGTATTATATTTAAATCCAGGCAACAAAACTAATAATGACAATGATAGAAATGTTTGGTCATATAACGATATTATTACGCAATTTAATAATTTTAATTGGCGTATTGATGGGTGGCAAACAGATGATGATAATATTAATGTACTTAGATTGCTTGGTGACTCTCGTGCAATAATTCCTTATCAACCTTTTGCAAAAGATTTTAAAGGCACTGGTAAAACAATCGAAATTGAATTTTCTACACATGATGTTGCAGATTATACTACTACTCTTATTTCGTGTTTTGTAGACAATATTGGTTTAAATATCACTCCTCAAACGGTTACAGTTAGAGGCGCTCAAACAGAACTGAGTACTTTATATAAAGAAAATGAGCATATACGTTTGAGTATTGTTATTGAAAAACAGACTTTAGAAACTAGGTTAATTTTAATTTATATTAACGGTATTATGTCAAGAGCTGTTCAATATGCGGCAGGTGAAAGATTTTCACAATCTAATCCAGTAAATATTACGATTGGCTCCAACGATTGTGGTATTGATATTTATAATATCCGCATTTATGATAATGATTTAAGTCGTGAACAGGTATTAAATAACTGGATTGCGGATACACAAGTTGGTGCAGATATGATTGATCGTTATACACATAATAATGTATATGACCAGTCCTTAAATATAACCGCCGCAAATCTTCCTAGTGATTTACCATATATGGTTATTGAGGCAGAGGAACTACCGCAGTATAAAGGGCACAAAAAGACTGTTTCTGGATCATATACAGATCCTGTTTATCCTGCAAAATCCTTTACTTTTGAAGGTTGTGAAATTGATGTGCAAGGTACTTCTTCATCGGTATATTTTAGAAAAAATTATGATATGAAGTACAAACAAGGTTTTAAAATTGGAAATACAACTGCATCTGAATACGCTTTACGAGATGGATCAATCCCCTTTAATCGTTTTGTTTTGAAAGCTGATGTAGCTTCTTCAGAGTCTACTAATAACACTGGTTTAACAATGTTTTATAACGATACTTGTCCTTATAAAACGCCAGAAATGAAAGAAAATCCAAAAGTACGTTGGGGTATTGAAGGTGTACCAATCGTTTTATTTTGGTATAATCCTACAACAAATGAAACACAATTTATGGGTAAGTATAATTTTAACTTACCTAAGCGGGCACGTGCCCCTTATGGCTATGGAAACGATGATACTCTTGAATCATGGGAATTTGAACGGAACAATTCAGCAAACGTTAAATTCCAAGATAATGATTTTACAACAATGGCTTGGGATGAAGTGTCTGGTGAATCTTATCCTGAATGGTATAATGATTTTGAAGCTAGATTTCCATCAGATGAATGGCGTGATTATTCTAAATTAAATGAATTCTTATCATGGGTTAAATCAACTTATAGACAAGAAGCTACTAATGAAACTTTTACTGAGCCTATTACATTTAGGTTAAATAGTACGACAACACTTACTAATTATAGTGATGATAATAGTTATACGGTAGTTGATGAAACCTCGGGCGGCCAGCTTACTGGATATAAATTAATTACATTTACTAAAGATACGCCTGCTTATCGTTTAACAAAATTCCGTGCAGAATTAGGAGATTATGTAGAAATTGAATCTGCAACATATTATTATTTATTTACAGAGTTTTTCTTAATGATTGACTCTCGTGCTAAAAATATGTTTATTGGTTTTAATGGCGGTCCGGTTGAACAAGAAAATCGTGCAATGGATAGAAAAGTAACTTTCCAGCCATATGATATGGATACTGCCATTGGCACCAATAACTCTGGTATCTTAATGTTCGGTTATTTTTATGAAGATGGAGATACAGTTTCAAGTATTATTAGTGGCGATGATAGCAGTGGATCTGAAGCACTAGTATTTAACGCTCAAGATTCAGTTCTTTGGTCTAATTTTAGAGATGGATTTAGACCTGAATTAGTTACTATGTATCGATCATTAAGAACAAAAGGTTCATGGTCTTATGATGTGGTAAAAACAATGTATGAAGACCATCAATCCAAATGGCCTGAAGCTATTTTTAATGAAGATGCTTATGTTAAATATATTTATCCTGTAGATCATGCCGTTACTGAAGATGAATCAACCCATCAATTAATTAAAACTACTAGATATTTAACAATGCTTCAAGGTTCTAAATCTGAGCAGAGAAAATGGTGGTTATATAATCGTTTTAGATATATGGATAGTAAATATAATACAGGTAGTGCCGCAAATAACACACTTGATGTTCGACTTTTTAATAGTGGAAAATTAACCATTACACCTGCCATTGATATGTATGTAGCTTGTGTTTTTGGATTAGGGTCTACACCCGTTATGGCTCGAACAACAACCAATACTCCTGTTGATTTTAATTATGTTGTTAAATCTGGTGCAACAGTTCAGGAAATGGAAACTTCAATTTATTCTGGAGATTTGATTACTGACCTTGGAGATCTATCTATTTTCTATCCAAATGAAATTAACTTTGCTAAAGGTGTTCGATTAAAGAGACTTAAAATTGGTGATGCGGCTTCCACTTATTCTAATGCAAACCTTACTACATTAGATGTTAGTAACTCTCCTTTATTAGAGAGTATTGATTGCCGTAATTGTCCAAACCTAGCTAGTAC